GGGAAGTGTATGCTGTTGTTGATGATACTATGTTACGTCATCAGTTTACGGAGTTATATTGGCGTATATGTGAGAAGGCTCGTTTAGAGACACCTATTGCAAAACCTTTAGCGTTAGCTGAAGCTTTGAAATGTCGTGTTATATCTAAAGGACCTCCCATGTTATATACTATGTTAAAACCGTTACAACGTAAGCTTTGGTCAGTTCTTAAAAGTAAGAAAACGTTCCGATTGATTGGTGAACCTGTTACTGCAACAGGGATTCAAGAAATTTTGGGAGCGAAATTACCGAATGGACAGGCTTGGCTTAGTGTTGATTATACTGATGCTACAAATCAAATGTATTCATGGTGTTCTGATGTTGCTATTCATGAAATTTGTGATATTTTAAAATTATCGCAAGATGAACGAGTTGCTTTTGTGAACGCTATGACTGGTCATATGATTGAGTATGATGGTGAAATTAAACAACAGTTACGTGGACAGTTAATGGGGAGTATTGTGTCTTTTCCTATTTTATGCATTATTAATGCAGCCATCTGTAGATGGACGCTGGAATTAACAAACAAGAGGGTTTTAACCTTAAATGATTGTAAACTAGCGATAAATGGTGATGATGCGGTGTTTCCAGTAACGGAGTCTGGTCGCAAGACATGGGAGGTTTTAGGTTCATTTTGTGGACTGGAACCTTCTGTGGGTAAGGTGTATCGGAGTTCGGAATTCTTTAATATTAATTCGACTACTTATCACTATCGTCCTGATGGATTTATGACAGAATCTTTTTTTAATAATAAAGGTGAAAAGAAATGGCGACTTGTTTGCTATGAATTGGAATCTTATATTAATTTGGGGTTATTGTTTGGTCTAAAAAGGAGTGAAGGTGAAGCTAGTATAACAAATTCTGAAGGTGAGTGGTCTTTTTCACAAAGGGCGAAAACCTTAATCAGAGATTGTCCTTACGGTATGGAGGAAAGAGTTATGATGGAGTTTATACAAATTAACAAGAAGCAATTGACACGGTTCTCTCTGCCTTGGTTTGTACCGGAGAATTTAGGTGGAATCGGATTGCCTGAAGTTGGAAAGTATAAGATGTGTTTCAAAGATGCAACAATCTCTAAGTTAGTGTATGATCGTCCAGATCTATACCCAGTTAAGTCCATTCCTATGGAATCAACTTGGTTAACTTGGAAATATGCTGTTGCTCGTTGGGGTGCACATGTACCTGGGAGATTAATAAATGATATGGTTCCTTCTATGGAAAGCGGACCTAATCATTCAGTGATGTCTTGGACAAAACTTTTAGGGTTGACGTGTGTGGAAGGATTATTTAGGGAAAATTTTAGTAAGCTATACGATGTTGATAAAAAAACAAAGGATGAGCTTTTTTATTTTAAAAATAAAATTACTAAAAGAGAAACTGAGTGTTCTAACA